CACGTCAAGCGGACCGCTCGCGCCCTGGGGAATGTGAAACGGAATGAGGCACAGAAGCACCGGCTGATTCAGCCCCGTCGAGTTGATAACCCCCAGGGTGTTCAGCGGCGCGCCCTCCGTGCCTTCCAGCGAAGGAGACTGAAACGACCCGTACGGCAAACTGTCGTTGACGTTGCCGAGTTGGGGCTTGCGTTCCAGCGCGGTGATCCGGCGCTTCATATCGTTCAGCTCACCGACCAGCGAAGGCGGATGCGCGCTAGTTTGAACTGTCACTGACAAACACTTCCTTACTGGCCAGGGACAGCGCGACCGACTCGGTTCCGTTAACGTCAACGGCTATGCGCCGCTCAGTAATTACGAAGTCGTCGCTCAGGCGCACGTAACCGGACGTGGCCTTAACCACGCCGTACATGCCCGGACGGAACAGACTTCGGTCGTACACACCCGGGTACAACTCAAGCGACGGAATGGCAATAACGCTTCGCCCCACAGCGGCCATAGCGGCGGCCTTCGGGTTAAGCTCCGCCGTCGTCTTCAAGTCGGAGTACGTGGTCACTTGCTGAAGACGTGGCGTCAACGGCAGCGTGTTAGTCACCCGCTGGTAAGCCTTCACGCCTGTTCCCGTGTCAGCGCCGAACGCCCAGGCTTCAGACGCAAGCTTGCTGCCGTCGTATGACACCTGAGAAACGTCGACGTCCACACGGTGCGTCAGCGTAGGGAAGGTCTGCGAAAGCTTCGGCGAGAGGATGATCCGGTTACCCACCCGCGCGGGGGGCTCCCATGGCCGTTCCGTGCGCCCCCAGTAGCTTTCAAACCGGAAGTTGAAGCCGCCGTCTTCGTCCGCAATTTCGTTGATGGCTTCCGCCACATTCTTGAACTCACTGAACTTCCACGCACGCCGGCGAATCTCAAACGACGTCAGCAGGAGCCGCGATGTGTCCGTTGCGATTCCGTCGTTGTCGTTGGCGGACTCAATCCAGTCGCGCAACATCAGGGTTTGGTCTTTCTTACCGCTGTACCCCCTGTACTGCCCGAGCCTGCCACCCGCGCCGCCTACCGGAGTCCAAGACGCCAGATAGCAGAAGCTGTAGTAGCTAAACCAGCCGGACGCGTTCAGCGCGAGAGTGCCCGCAGCAAGGTCAGCGGAAGCCGCCCAAAGAATCCCACCCCACTGAGGCTCGCCGTCGGCAGTGACCACAAGCGCGGACCTGCCGGGAACCAACGTGTTCGGGTCGGCAGCGTCGAGCGGGACACCAATAGCGGCCGCACCCGCAGCGTTCAGAACATCGCTGTATTCAAGGGAGGTGAACGGCAAGGATGCAATAACCTTGCCGCTCTTCGCCTCCAATTGCAGCACTTCATATGTAGGCATGAGCGCACCCCCTACCTATATGAAGTGAGTCGGTTACGTGTTCCACGGAGACTTCGTGAGCTGAAGATTCACGTACAGCGAAGACGTGGCCACGTCGATACCGAGCTCAAGCCCGCCCGAAGTCGTGTACGCCACACGCGCATTCCCGCTGCGGTTGCTCGCCCAGGTCTGCCCAACGCTCCCGTACGTGTGCTGAGTCGGTCGCGAAATGGCGGACGGAATGGAAGCCACCGACGACACAAGCCCGTCCGCGTTGAACGTGGGGGAGAAGTCCAGCCGGCCCGAGAACTCCCAACACACGGACGACTCACGCGCGTACAGCGTGCCCGACGTGGTCACGTTCGTGCCGTCGCCATTCTGGAAGTTCAGCACCGTGCAAGTCACCCACGGGCCCGGGTCGGTCGTGAACCATGCCGTGTCGCTCTTGCGCACCCAACGCTGATTGGTGCCGATGTCGTACAGCGTGAAGCCCGTGGGGAAACTGGGACCCGACGGCAGCACTCCGGCCCAGTCAATGGCTATCTTGCCGTCCTGAAGCACAGCCTGATCCGTGAACAGGCCCGTGTATCGGACGATAGTAATCGTGAACGTGGTGAGCGCCTTCGGCACGTCGACAACGACCAGCGCAACACAGTTGTCCGGGCGAGTCGGCGCAACAGGCGCAGCGGCGGGGATTCCCTGAATCAGTTCGATCGAAAGCCCGTTGACCCCCTCAACCGCTGTGGTTGTCAGCCTCGCAACGATCAGGTCCTTACGCGGGTTGTCCGGTGAAGCCGTCGGAATGGCCACCGTATCGCCGCTCGACCACGCCCAGGTAGCGCCCCCGGATGTGCCGCCGACAAGCACGTTGCCAGCGCCCACAACCACCGTACGGTTCCCAGAGTTTGAGTTCGAAAGGAACTCCGACGTAGACCGGAACAAGTGACGGAACGCGCCGCGCTGTACCTGTAGCGCTTGCCAATTGGAAAGCTCCGTAGCGCCGTACCCAACGCCGTCTTGAAACCATGCAGACGAACTCACGTCACACCCACCTATCTAGCCACGTCACGGTAGCCGTAGCTTCCGTGTATTCGTCTCTACTGCGAAGGCGCATCCGGTGATCTCCCGGATTCAAAGTCGGCCACGTCGACCCCGGGATTATCAGCGCGCTCAAGTCGCTTCCGCCGTTGCTCTTTACCGTCTGTCGCTCCGAATCAATGTTCACGGTGCCGTCATAGTTGAGCCCGAAATACAGGCCGGTCACGTCGTCAATCAGCGTTGGATGCGCCGCGCCCGTGATGACCACAGTCGGCGTAACGGCGACACTGCCCGACAGTTCGAAGCGCGCCACCGGATCGGACGCGGGAACACCCTGGGGCCTGATCTGCCACGGAACCGTAGCGGGCAGCACCATGCCGTTCGGCTGTACCGTCCGCTTGAAGCTCCGTACCGTCACCGCTCGCGACGCATCGCCGATCATTTCCGGCGACGTGGCGTAAAGCTCAATCACCATGTTCGCCGTGAGGTACGCAAAGTTGAGGTCTAGCGGAGCCGAACGCCGGCGCGTACGAGCCATCACGTACGCCGTCTGTCCGCCCGCTGCGCCCGGGAACCGGAACCGGAAAGGTATCTCGTCAATGCCCGGCACAAACGCTGCCTGAAGGGCGTTCAGGGCGCTTGTGAACTCCGCCTGAGTGCTCCCGTAGATCTCCAGTGTCAGCGTGACCGTGCGCCCGTTCAGATAGTCCTTGCCCGGCCACAGCCCGTTGCGCTGAACAAGGACAAGGTCTGATGTCCGCACATCGGGGAGCGACAGAAGCCCGTCGACTCCCACGATCGAAATGGCGGAGTCGGGCACCCCCATGACCAGCCCGTTAAACTCGCACGTCCAGTCGTCCAACTCCGCCACTTCAACACTCCTTCATTACGCCGGACTCGTACGCAGCGCCCAGGCGACTTCCCGCCCAATCGCCCACGGGTCAGCGTTGGTCTGCACGAACACGGACACGCCGCCACCCGAACTGATTCGATGGTTGGGAACAACCGTCGAGCCGTTGGGGAGGAGAATTTCCTCCGGTCCGCGCTCACCAACGCGCACAACGCCAGAAGCCGGGCCACCCATTGCGCGGATCTTCGGAATCGGGTTGTCCGGGATATCGATACTGACCTTGCCCCACCCGAGCTTGTTCGGAATGGCGTAGTTCAGCAGATCAATAACGCCGTTCATGGCACCCTTCGCAGCGCGCGTCACAGCGGCGGCAAGAGATCCGGCGAAGCTTCCCAGTCGGCTCAGTCCGCTCTTGATTCCGTTGATGATGTACCCGCCGATGGACTTACCGGCGCTGATCAGTGCCGAGCCCGCCGAAGCGATGCGCCCCGGAAGGGACTTCACGAAGTCGACGATCGAGTTAAGACCGTCCTTCGCCGCATTCTTGGCATTCGTGAAAGCGGACTTTGTCGCGCTCACGATCCGGTCCCAATGCTTGATGATGTACCCGACACCCGAGAAGTTCAGGAACAGGTCACCAAGCCACTTGAAGACAGTTTTGATCCAGTCCCACACCGCCTTGAACGCTGTGACCGTCGCGCTTCGGATCGTGTCCCAGTTGAGGATGATGATCGTGACAAGCGCCGCAATGGCAGCGATGACCCAGGCAATCGGGCCCATGGCGATAACCCACGCCGCTGCCATGCGCGCCGCCTGAATGAGCGACTGCACGGCCATGAGTACCCACTGCCCGACGATGACGGCACCTGCCCACACAGCGCGAGCCGCCGCAGCGATCCACCCGCCGATCGTTGCCCACGAAGACGCCACCTGGGTTGCCGCCGACGTGACCGAAGCCGTTGCCGTCGTAACCCACCCGGCAACCACCGTGTACGCAGTGACCGTCTGTTGATACGCCCAGGCCAACAGCGCGGGAAGTATGACCAGCGTGATAAGGCCGGCGATCGTGCCGAAGATTCCGCTGTGATCCATGATGAACTGACCCGACGTGCCGAACGCATCGGACACCACGCCGAACTTATCTGACAGATCGTCAAGTATCGGAATGAGCGTGTTGCCCAGGAAGTCAACGACACCTTGCTGAAGGCTGCGCGTGAATTGCTTGACCTTGCTCGCCGTGTTGTCCGACATGGTGTCGCCCGCGTCCTTCGCCGCGCCGTCCACCTTGCCGAGAGAATCCGTGGCCTTGTCGACGTTCAGCGAGAAGAGCGCGGCACCCAGGTCTTCACCCGGTCCGCCGAACAGGGTCTTAACTGCGTTGGCCTTGTCGACGCTGGCCGGAAGCTTGTCAATCTGCTCAAGCGTCTTGCCCAGCGCTTCCTTAGCACGGTCGCCACCCGCGGCAACGTCCTTCGAGATTTGCTTCCCGTTCAGCCCCAGAGTCTTGTACGCAGCGTCAACCGTGTCGCCACCCTGCGAAGCAACGAGACTGAATTCCTTGATAGCGTCCGCCACCTGATCGGCGTCACGCGCGCCACCCTGAAGACCCTGGGAAATCAGGCCCATGGCGGTCTTGCCGTCAAGCCCCATGTTGCGGAAGTTGGTCGAATACTCGTTGAACGTGTCAAGCAAGTCTTCGGCTTTATTCGCGCCGTTCTGAGTGCCAGCAACGAGAATGTCGAACGCTTCGGTAGCGTCCTTCGCCATGCCCGTCTTCAGCATCTGTCCGACGGCATTTGCGGTGGGACCGACTTCGTCGCCCAGCACCGTCGACACGTTCATGGCCTGTTCGCTGATGTTCTTCATTTCATCAGCGGTGGCACCCGAAGGGATGAGCCCCTGTTGCCAAAGGTTCTTCAGCGCCTCATTCGCATCGGCCACAGCTTCCCCGTAGCCATCCGCGTACACGGCACCCGCAGCCTTACCGAGCTTCTCAGCCTCAGCCGGCGAAGCCCCCAACTGTGCCGCGAGTAGATCAGTGTCAGCTTCCTGGCTCAGCGCCTCAGCAAGCCCCGCGCCAACGCCGACAGCAATGGCGCCACCCGCGACAAGCGCAAGACTCTTCGCATGCTCGCCGAACGAACTGATCTCATCTGCCGCTTCGTCGAGCGTCTCGGAGAGTTGTTCGGCGTCACCCAGGATTGTGATCTGAATGGGCCTAGCCACGGTGCACCCCCTACGTCATGACGGGAGTGCGACGCTCGCCACCCGCACCCTTGCCCCGCTGCACGCGACGCGTTTCCTTCTTCTCGGCCTCAATGTCTTCGGCCATTTGCTCGACCAGCGCGTTGAAATCCTGAAGTTCCATGCTGCGCACGTCCGACCATGTGAGCCCCTTGAAGTGGCCGATCAGACGCGCGCAACAAATCACGCGCTGGCTTCGGTAGGGTCCGGCTTGCTCTTCCCCTTCAGGTTGATGCGCAGCGCCCCCGCGTCCTCGATGGAAAAGTCCGGGTGCTTGCGCTTCATGACCACGTACGCCATGGCCTTCAGCATCGGGGCACGCCGCGTACCCGGCTTGTTCAGCGCGTCGAGGGGCTGACCCGTGATCTCTTCGATCGCGTCAATCTCGTCAATCGTCAGACTGTCGAGCTTGAGATCAAGGGTGAAGTCAGTGGGCAGCGCGGGGGCGGTCTTCTTAACCGGCACGGTTACTCTCCAAGAATCTCTGGACGACGGCGTACACACGTCGCTCATAGGTGGCCGCAACCTGGGGACCCTTGCGAGCCATGGCGCGGAACAGGAATCGGTTCGGGCGGATGTTCCGCTTCCTGAAACCGAAGTGAATAGCGGCGGCGTACGGAACGCGCGACGCGCTACCCGCCTTAATGACGGCACCCTTCACGGAAGCCGTGACCTTAATGGACTTGTCGAGCTTTCCCGGACGGTAGCGTTTCGACGACTTCGCATCGCGGTGACCATCCGGACTTTCGTGCACCGCTTGCGGGATAAGGATTTCGGCCGAAGCCTTGTTGGCCGCTCGCACAGCCTTGTTCAGTTCCTTATCCCGCAGCGTGCGCACATTCCGCTGAAGCTCGCGCAGCCCATCAACACGAATCGTGAATGCGGACCGCTGAGCCATTACGGCGTAGTGCCCGGCTCGACGTACGTCATCTTCACGGCGGCAGTACCGTCGCCCGGGTCGAGCACACGGAACGGCAGATTGTGAACCGTGACTTCGTCCGTCGCAGCCTCAGGAGACTCGCCCGTGAACTGAATCGCCGGGCACGCCACGGTCAGCGACGACCCAGCGGTAAGCCCCTCGAAGGTCACCGACAGTTCGCAAATCTCGCCCGCAATGAAGGCTTCGTACAGGCCCAGCGAAGCGGCGCTGAACTCACCCTCAAGCTGACCTTCGTACGTCGGGACAGCGTTGCGGACGGGCTTCTTCTTCAGCTCACTGCCGCGAAGGAATCGCCGGTCCACCTTCATGCCCAGGTCGCCGGACAGTTCCAGGGACGTAGCATCGAAGGCCACCGCAGTGCCGCCACGCTTCAGGGTGACCGAGGTACGCGACCAGTCGTACGGGAACGCTTCAGCGGGATACGTCGGCGCAATGATCTGACCGGCTGTGGTGGTGTGCGTAACGTCCTGGAAGTCGAACGACACCGTCAGCGTGACCGGGTCTTCAACCTGAGCCGAGAGACTCCACCCGGTGGCCACGCAACCCAGGTGCTTGTACGCGACCTTCGTGCCGTCGACACCAGGGCGAACCATCTGAGCCGAGAACGACGGAGCCGCGCTGACGTCCGAAGTCTCAAGAACGGTCGTCTTCACGCCGCCCGAGTCGGTGACCGTGGCCTTGTCGAACGCCGACGTCAGAAGCGAGCCCGCCCCTGCGTCGAGTAGATCGATCTCAAGCTCACCTTCGCCACCCATGTTGATGATGTTGCGGCGATCAGCGCGAGCCGTCTGCATACCGGCGCGGAAGCCGACAGACTCAACGAACTCACGTGAGGTCTTCCACGAATCGGCGTGGCCCTCGTAACCCTCAACCGTGCTGGACAGATTCCCGTACGCGGTTTCCTGGCCAATGCCAATGCTTGCGTCAAGCGCCATGCGTGCGCCCCCTTCTATTGGTAGACGCGCCCACGAACCCGGACGCGAAGAGTGAGCGCCGAATAAGCGCCGTCGGTCGTCTCAGTGGTTTCGACGCTTGCCGACTCAGGGCGCACGTCAATCAATCCGGGCACAGCGGCAGCGTTCGCGTTCATCCACCCGCACGCGTCCTTCACGTAATCCCGGATTGCGTACACGCCGCGCTCAGCGTCAATCGGATTGCCCGGAGTCGTGACTACGGCGTGCGCTTCCACATACCCCGAAACGCTGGTCGGCTTAGCGCCGGCGCGCATCGCTACCGGAGCCAAATCGTCATCCGTGGTCGCGCCCAACCACACTTGCTTTCTACGGGAGTTGTCGCCCGTCTCAGCGAAGGAGCACTGAACGCCGCTGGGCGCTGTGGCCTTCAGCCGTTCGTACAGTGCAACCTTCGCGTCAAAGATCAGTGCCACGCCGCGCCCCTCACATGAAGATGAACGGCAGGCGAGCGCGGTAAGAGTTCAGTCGCGCGTTCACCTCGGGCAGCGAAGTCGGTCGCCAATTCCCACCCGCCTGGGCAAGCTGAATCGAGCCGAATTCGGATTGAAGCTGAAGGGCGCGATCAGGAATGCGTGACACGTGGTCAAGCACGTACTGACGCGCGAGAGTGCGCACACACCAACGGATCGTTTCCGGCGTAGGGTTCTCGACCGTGTCCCACTTTTGCCCGCAGTAGGTTTCAGCGATCTCAACCGCTACGTCGATAGCGTCGCTCAGAAGCTCGTCACTGAAGAGCCCCGCATCGTCCAGCCCGTCAAGCGCGCGCAACTCATCAATCGTCGCGTATGCCACGCTGCACCCCTTCCCAGGGCACGGGGCGGAACGTACTCACGAAGAGTAGGTTCCGCCCCTGCACTAGATGGATCAGGCGCCGATGGTCATGACCTTTACGGCCGTCTGGTCGATCAGAAGACCGTCCGCGCGCTGAAGGAACCGGTACACGATCTGATCCGAGGTGAACTTGGTGTCAACCGAACGGTCAACGCGCAGCGCGCCCGCGAAGCGAACCCGGTACTTGCTCAGGTCGCCGAACAGAATTTTGTCGTCCGGCACGCCGTCGTCGGAAACGATCGGACGACCGTTGAACATGTCCTGCGCACCCGCCGTAAGGGCAGGCTGGTACAGGTAGTTCCCGGTCGTGTCCTTCAGCTTCCGCAGCTTTCCGGCATTCTTGTCCGACACGACGTAGGTGGCGTTAGACCGGTACGCCGACTTCAGCTCGTACGACAGGTCAATCAGCGCATCCGACTGGACCGAAGTGGGAGCCGCCGCAGCGGAGAAAGTGGCGGTGGCCGCGCTGCCGTCCAGGACGATGCCCTTCGGCTGACCCGTACCGGTACCGGTCAGGAAGTGTCGACCCATGGCGTCACCAATGGCCGGCCCAGCGTCGCCCACCAGGAAGCCGACAAGGTCAAGCACCTGGTCAGTGGCGAACTCATAGGACACGGTGGCCGCGTAGCCGTACTTGTACGCGCCCATGGAACGCTGAGTGGTCGTGTTGTACGACTCGGCAACGGTGCCGTTCTCAGCGACGATCGCAGCGGTAGACCGACCAGTGACAACGGTGAAGTCGAGCGGGTTGCCGTCGGCCGTGTTGAACACAGTGGCGCCGTTGCGCATGATCGCGGACCGGTTGACCGCCTGTGCCATGAGCTGCCCGTAGAGAGTGCGGTCGATCGCGTTCGCACCCGAAGCCTTGTCAAGCTGAGCGCGGAACTCCGCACCCTCGTTGGCGGCGAGCGCCCGAAGAATGTCCGCGTCCGAACGCTCAGCGCTGCGGACACCCAGGCCGGAAGCCCCAGGCTCGATGCTGCCCATGAGGGTCTGGATTCCCTCAGTGGCCTTCAGCGCCTCAACGCCGCGCTTGATCCGGCCGTCAAAGTCGGCAATGGCGGTGAGAAGGTTCTCTTCCTTCGCGCGCGCATCGGCGTCCATGTCCTTGCCCGCGAACTGCTCGCCCAGCGTGCGAAGCTCAGCGGTGGCCTGCTCGCGCGCAGTGAAGTTGGCGCTCAGGGTAGTGGCGTCCATGTGGGCTCCTTACTTGTTCAGAGCGCGGACAAGTGCACGCGCGTCAAGGTGAGAAACCGGCGCAGCTTCAGCCGGATGGGATTCGCGCTCTTCGCTCGGGGGCGCGAACTCCCCAATGCACAAGGCCTGTTCGATAGACCGAAGTGCCGCCTGTGTCGTCGGGTAGGCCGGATTCACAACCGGGCCCAACTCGCGGACATCCATGGCCGTGATCTCCCGAATGGGAAGACCCGTCTCGGTGTCGTCCGCTTCGGCTCGCCGCTGCCCACCGTCCAGCACTCGGAAGGTGAAGGACGAACCCTGAAGGTCGCCGCGCTTCAGAAGCTCAGCAACGTCACGGCCGACAGTCGTATCCGGTAGATCAATCTCGTACCATCCGCCTTCGCGGTCTTCACCGACCCGCAGCGTGCCCGAAGACGTACGCCCCAGGAGACTTGCCGTGTCATGGTTGAACGTCGCGTACACGTCGTTCTGACGCAGCGACGGAGCACCCGCACCCGGCACAATGCGCTCGCGGAAGCCGCCCAAGTCGTGCGACAGTTCGTTGAACCGGTAGGCGTAGCCGCGCATAGAAATGCGCCCGTCATCTGACGAGCGCTCCTCAAGCGGGCTTACGGCGTAGCGGAGTTCACCCGCTGGTCTGTCCGTCATCCTTTCCCCCTTCGTCAACCGGCGCATCTGCCGGAGGATCAGCCGGCGTAGCTGCCGGAGCTTCAATGGCGGGGGGAGTAGGGGCGGCAGGCTCTTCGCCAATCTCGCCCAGGTTCATCGGAACCCGGTATGCCTCGCCCAGCCCATCAGGCAGCGGGGGGAGGTCTTCGGCATGCCGCACTTCGTCAATGCTGTAAATGCCGTTCTGAAGACCGAGGCTGTACAGTTCCATGCGCTCCTTCGGCGCTCCCCGCTGAATGCCTTCAAGCGAGAACTTGACGAAGCGGAAACGGTCGGCCGTCTGCGCGAAGAGAAGCCTGTTGAAGCCGGACTCAATGCGCTCAAGCCACGGACGAAGGCTGAACATTGTGAACGCGATGTTCTGCTCAGCGAGCCCGGAGCCCCACGACGTCGAGTTCGTCGCGTCAGAAATCAGGTGCGGCGGCACACCAAAGATGCGCGCAATTTCCGGAACCTGAAACTGTCGCGTCTCCAAGAACTGTGCTTCGTCCGGCGACATTGCGACCTTGCTGAATTTCGCACCCTCAGTGAGGAGCGCAACCCGATGCGCATTGTCAACGCCGGAGTTCGCGGCACGCCACGCTTCACGCGCACGCGCCAAACCGTCCTCGCTCATGGTGCCGGGAACCTCAACCACAGCACCCGGCATAGCGCCGTTCGCGAAGAACTTGCTGCCGTACTTCTGAGCCGCCAGCGCAAGCCCGATGGACTCACGCGCGTACGTAATTGGGGAACACCCCTCATACTCACCGGGAAGCATCATCCCGGGAATGTGCAGAACATCCCGGGGCGTGAACCATCCGAGCAACACTTCGTTGCCGTCGGCGTCAATGTCGAACGCTTCGAAGACCTTCCGGCGAACGCCGTTCTTCTCAATCTGCACCATGTGCACTTTGATCTTCGTCGGGTCCAGCACGTCAAGGCCCACGATGTTCGGGCCCTGCCAGCGAATGGCCAGGAACGCGTTCCCCTGAAGGAGGAGCGACAGAACCGTCTGGGACAGAATGTCGATGCGCCCCATACCACCCGGCTCAGCGTTCGGGTAGTCGATCCACTCAGGCGAGTCGATCTCCCGTCGAGCCCCACCGCGCTTGCTGTACGTCGTCAGCGGCAGCGTGGCAATCGTCTCGGACAGGAGACGGACACAGCCGAAGACTGCTGACACCTGTAGCGCCTCATTCGGCGTCACCCGCTCGCCCGATGCGGCAAGGCTGAAGCCCCCGTACAGGTCAGGGTCGTACGGTTCCCACGCGCGCTGCGTAGGCTCCTCACGCCCGAAGAGTGCAGACCAAAATCCCACCGTGCCCCCTTCGGGTTTAGAAGTCGTCGAAATCGATATCGGGGTCGCTGCCTGCGCCCACCGTTACCGGGCCCTGGTCGGTCTCCCACGTCGCGAGAATCGCCGTGTCCGTGCGGAGCCCGTTGTCTTCGCGCCACATCACAGCGCCGTGAACGGCAAGGATCATGGCGATAGCAAGGTCGATCTTTCGACGGCTCGCCGCGTATTCCTTCGTGACCCGCGCGCCGTTCTTGTCCTCACGCAGCACCGCGTTACCGATGTGCCGGGCAAGCGCCGGGTTGCCGTCGTGGCTCAGCCGGCCATCACGGCACGCGTCATACACGGCTTGCGTCGCCGGGATCATGCGCTTCAGGGAGTTGGTGGGGAAGGCCTCAACCGGGAAGCCGTCGGCTTCGAGATTGTCGAGCGTCTCTTCCCAGCGGTACGGGTCAGCGACCAGGTTCCGCACCCGGTACACGTCCAGCGCCTCATGCAGCGCGTCCCGGACATCGGCCATGGGCACACGCCAATGGACGTCATCAGCCGGAGCCTCCCAATGCCCCAACACGAACACCCGGAAGTCAGCGATGCGGCACGCGATAAGCGCCGTACTGTCGCCCTTCCAAGACCCGTCGAAGCCGAGAATGATTTCGTCCCCAGGCTCAAGCGGCTCCGCCTCAGTGTTCAGGGAGTCCCACAGCCCGTGCGGCAACCACGTAGACGCGCCCCGGACAAACTGTGACAACCGGTAAATGCGGAAGGAAGCTTCCGTACTCCGCTGCGCTGCCGCCTTGAAGTCGTCCGGGTTGAGAATCTCGTACGACGGATTGCACGCTGCCCACACTTCGGGGTCAAGGTGATCAACCGTCTCGCCCAGCTTCGGGCCCCACGACCGGTAGAACAGAGTCGGGTCGTCGGCTTCGCCAGAGTTGACGCGCTCGCCCTGTTCGCACAGCGCTGCGAACGGTCCATCAGGATCAGGTCCGGCAGTGCTGATGATGAGGAACATAGGCTGATTACGCGCGGCTGATCCCAGCGTGAGCGCGTCGAACAAGTCACTGTGCTTGCTGAACGCGTACTCATCTAGGGATACAGCGGCAGGGTTGAGTCCCTGTTGCCGTCCCGCGTCCGCGCTGACGACCCGGTAAGTGTTGTCCTTGTACCGGATCACGTCGCGCTGCACGTCGCAGACAGACGCAAGCTTCGGGCTCGCGTTCACCATTTGCTTCGCCGAGTCGAACACCATGCGCGCCTGATTGCGGTCATTGGCAGCGGCGATGATCTGACGCTGTGAGTCCGCGCGGTCCGCGATCAGGTGGTACAGCATGATGGCAGCGGCGATCGTTGACTTGCCGTTCTTGCGCGCCACGCAGACAACCACTGTCCGGTGCTTGCGCCTCCAACGCCCGAAGGAGTCTTGCGTCAGCGCGTACGCGTCTATCAGTAGCGTGCGTTGCCACGGAAGAAGCTTGAAGGGTTGGCCGGCGAAGGAGCCGGTGAGATAGCAGAACTCTTCGATCCACTTCGCGACGCGGTAACCCTCAGAAGGGAACGGCGCGTCAGCGGGAATGTGCCGGGCGATGACCGGGTCTATGTTGCTCACCCGGTCACCTCCTAAAAGTCTTCGGGACCCGCCGCTATCTTGCGAGCCTCAGCGGCCACAAGACCCAGCCTCAAGCGGGCTTCCGGCGTGAACCCAATCGCAGTCTCGATGGACCGGAGTTCTTTCTCCGTCGACTCAACGAAGCGGAGCATCGGGTGCGCAACAGGTTGGCCGTTGTACCCCTCCGACATGTAGCCATCGGCAGCGACCAGGGCGAGCAAGTCAGCGCGGCGATCGTGCAACTCGCAATACCGCTGAATGACGTTGCGGTCCGTCTCGGGGGAGTAGGCACCCATACCCGCAGACCACACGTTCCGCCAAACGTCCTTGCCCGTCTCCTTCAAGTGGGCAGGGACACGGGGAGCGCGACCCTCATACACGATGGGCGCGGAAGCCTCTGAAGGCCCGGTGGCGTTCCCGGTACGAA